GCACTCGGATTTATCCATAAAGAATAACTTTGTGTAACTGTACTTTGCTCATAGGTTGTTATTATCTTACTATCACTCCCATTAAAAGCAGCACCCTTTCTAATATACCCTGTTATCTTTTGTGTACTTCCGTTTCCTGTATAGGTTACAGTTTCAAAGTTCTGTAAAGGGTCAAGTCCTGCTGCTGCAGGTGGTGTGGAAGCTACAATACCTCCTGTTGTAAAGAATTTTTTATTAAATCCCATTTAGTCAAGATTTGGTAAAGAATAAGAGACTACTGCTGCTTTAGTTGTTTTAGCATTAATCTCATCTTCTTTAGTTCCACATTCAGTTCTTAAAGCTGCTCTTGCATCTATTACATCCTGCGGTGCAGCAATACCTTCTTGTCCTCTGATAATATACCAATCTGTTTCTGCTAATTTTCTATTGTATATAGATTTTAAACTTGCAATCTTTGACTCTTTAAGTTCAGCTACTGTTTGTGTCCAAGTCTTATTAATTACAGGGTAAGTGAAAGTACTACTATCTGCATCCCACTCAAGGTCTCCTAACTTTTGAGTTGCTGAATCATAGTCAGGTGTTACTACATCGTAAAATCCTGCTTCCTCCCAAGTATCTGAACCTAATAAATCAAACCCACAAATTACATTACCCCAAGATTTAGGGATTGTAGTATATCTTTTTATTGCTCCTCCTATTTGTATTGCTTTCATATTTTATTTTTTATACTGTTGTACCTGTTGCATAAGATGCTACTGCCCAAGTTAGAATTGCATCTCCAACTGTATCGTCAACGCAAAGAACTTGAATTATGTTTGTTGCTGCAGTATCTATACTTGTAGAACCTACTTTATTTATTGATACTGTAGTAAACGGAACACTTGCATCTAAAGTTATAGCAGCAGAAGAAAGATCAGTACCTGAAAGAATAATATCTATTACTTGACCTGTTTTAATATCGTGTATATCTAAAGTTACTGTACCAAGATTACCTGTTAAATTAAATGCTGCATATTTATCAGCTTCTAAATCAATAGTATTACTTGTAGTAGATATATCTTGAATTGCAGTATATCTACCTGCTAATTGGTCAGAATCAATCTCAAAAGTTGCTCCACCTAAATCTTGAGTATCGCTAGTATAGGTTTGCCCATAAACTTCAGCGAACATCTTCCTAATATCGATAAACGCATTTCTTAACGGTTCACCATTATTATCATCCGCATTTGCTCCGACATTTATATTTTGTGATGCCATATTGTTTTATTTATTTATAATTGTGTTTTATCTGCTGTAAATTGTGTTGTGTCTACTGTTATATTACCTCCAAAATAGCTAACCATATCTGCTGTTAACGGTGTTACCGGAACAAGTCCCCAACAAGTTGGAGCAGATAAATCGTTGATTGCAAATGTTGACCATTGTTCATCGACACCGAAGGCATCGTTGGTCTCCATATCACAATATACCTTTCCCCAATTTATTTGATTCGCCATCTCTCTTTTTTAAATAACTATTTAATTTAATTTCGTTTTCTTTTTTTGGCTTATAAACCTTCTTCACTTCTTTTATCATAAAACCCACCCAGTAAAGTTTACATCTCTCTCCGGATACATCCCATCATTTTGATTACTTACATATTCAGGATACAAAGAACTATTGTAGTTCATATGATCCATAAATCTTTGTGTATAGAACTCAGCAGTTTCAGTTGCGTGATTTGCAAGGTTCTTTATCTCAGACTCACTTACAGATGTAGCATTCTCTGAATTATGTTTATATATTCCCCCATTAGATATTTGATATGCTGCATAAGGAATATAAGTCGCTTGAGTATACCAAATAAGCATTGGCTTAATATATTCATTCACTAATGTTTCGTAGTTACCAGATAGGGTATCAGCTATAATTTCCGTCTGTAATTTTTCATACAGTTTAGTACCTAAGAACTGTTGTATCTCAGTATCCTGGGCCACCTCAACAAATTGAATTAATTTATCAGCATCGAGATTACCGTCAAATATTGATTTTCTCTTTAGCTCTTTTAATGTTATAAATAATGCTTTCATATTATTCTTCCTCGTTAGGTTCTACTATCTCTTCCTCAACCTCTATTTTTAATAACTCTTCTTCTTCATCTACTTTTTGGCTAGATAACTTCTCACCAGTCTCTTCTTCTCTCTTAATCTTAGTTGCAATATTATCAAGCTCTGTGAACTCAATTGGTTGAAGAGTAGTGAAGTATAAGTCTAGCATTATACCGTTGAAGGAAAGTAATTCTTTGAATGCATCAATAAGTAAAGTCTGGAATGGTCTAATAACAATATTATCCATAAGGATAGAAGCAGTTCTAAGTTCTTCAGCATTATTACCAAATCCAGTATTATCTTTTATACCCAATAGAATAGGTGAAACAACACCGTGACCTATCATAATCTTCTCTCTACTTTCTTTAGCCAAGAAATCATATTGGGCGTGAGCATCCGGTAAGTGTATAGGTTCAACCGTAGACTGATCCTCTGAACTTTCATTAAAAGCTAGTATAAATCTACCCGCATTAGAAGACCCACTGAATTTATCATATATCTTTCTTTCGATTCTTTCTTGAATCTCATCAGAAGGAATACCATTATTAAAGTTTAATAACAAAGAAGGTTGTAATCCATTCTTAATATTGTTTAGGTGATAGTTTGACACCTCTTCCTCTAAAGAACAATACTGTAAACATCCTTGATAATCTACAGGGGAATAATAATAGAACCCTGCTCTGTACGGTTTAACGCAGTATATTTCAATCTTCTCTGACCTACTACCGTTCTTGTATGAAGGTATTCTTTTAGGCTTGTCAGAGGGCTTTATATTGGCCCAATCGGGGTGATAATAATAACCTTTTACCCTACCATCTTTAGCCTTCTCAGCTCTTAATGTTTCCATAGGGAAATGATAAAGACCTGCAATTTCTTTTTTACCGGTTTTATAGACAACCTGGATAGCGGCTTGACCTAACATCTTAAGGTCATTAACCATCTTCTTTACGTCACTCGGTCTAAGAACGCTTTGCATCTTACCGAACATCTCAGGCTTCTCTGTTGAGTCTGTTGCGTTTAGTCCTCTACCATAAACCATATCAACAATACCATTGATACATCTTGAGTTTGTAGGACTACCTAAATATCTCTCTATAAGTTCAGCGAAATAATCATTATTGTCACCGTACTCAACCCAATCATTTCTAGTGTTCTCCTTGATGCTTGGGATTTCATAGCCAGATAAGTTCAAAACCCTCATACTGTTTTTAACCTCCTTAGGGGCTTGTATTTTTCTAGCTGATCTAATATTTTTTCGACTCATATTATTATATATTGTTGCTCTTCGGTTTCGGAATCGTGCTGATTATATTCATCAGTATTTAAAGTATGTGATATTGTAGTATCCGTTTTAGAAGTGCAATAAACCTTGTCTCTATAAAGTAAAGTATCACCCTGCTTGATTTCTATAGAGTAAGAACTTTCCTCAGATAGAATACTAAAAGTACATTCTATGTCTAAAAAGTTACCGTTTATAGTAGACGTTAAGGCCTCTAATGTTTCTGTCTTTCTAGTACCGTCTTCCCTAATTGATAATTCTAAATCACTAGCCTCAGTATATTCTCTAGGAACAATACTTATGGTCTGAGCATCTGTATTTGGTAATAACCTTATCATATAAGTATAACTAAATAACTTGATTTCTGTTCAAAAAAAAAGGGTTACATCTCTGCAACCCCTTTAGTTATCAAATGAATACTATTAAGAGTTAGTTCCCTCTGTAACAGTAACTGTTGAAGTTAATCCTCCAAAAGGACTTCCGCTAACAGCACCTTCTAAGAAATTAGCAGGCAAAACTTCCATACCCGACAATGTCAAAGTATATCCTGATAAATCTCCCATAGCAGCACCAGTTACGATTGTTCCTCCAGAAACATCTGCTCCGTGCTCTGCACCCATAAGGAATGCATTCCCGTTATAGTCCTCTACAACAACGTGAGGTCTACCGTAAGCTAATAACTTAATTTCCTTATGATCTTCTTTAGTAAGTTTCTTAAGTGTTAAGTTTAGCGTTTGCTCAAAGAATGTTGTACCATTCTCTCTTGAAGCAGTAATAGTTTGCTCAAAACTACTATTACCTTTCAATTCATATTTATAGGCAGTTACAGCACCCAAGTCATCAATGACATCTGTATCGGTATCGTCGTAAGAAATAGTAATATCTCCATAGTCAATGAAGTATATTGCGTTCAGTCCTCCAACTACGTCTTTACAGGGTTCTTTTCTACCTTTAGTTAAATCACAAGCCATATTATAAGGTATTAAAAAAGGGTAGGTAGGCTTTTCGGCTTACCCACCCTTAATATTTATTAATTATTGTTTATTAGTCGTTAGCAGAGTTAGTGATACCGTAAGTTACGATGTCATCAACAATACCATACTGTACACCTGCAGTAAATCTCATTACGACTCTTACGTTTTGAGAACCATCTAGGTCAGCCATATCGATAACTTTAACTTCGTTGTGGTCAGATAATAAACCAGTACCGAAGAATAAGTTAGACTTTTCAGCAGCTACAGCAGTATCAGAAGCTAGTCCATTAGCAACAAAGATTTTCACTCCGTCAAAAGATAATGAACCGTTATTCCACCACTGAGTACCCATTGCATTTGTACCGGCAGCACCTAGTCCGCTAGAACCAAATCCACCTAAAGCTCTTACATAAGCTCTAGCAATGTTTTGAGATACATAGATGTTTAAGTCTTCAGCACCGTAAAGAGTAGAAGGAACAGCGTCTACGATTTTACCTAACTCAGTGATTACGTTACCTGCAGTAACTGAAGTACCTGCAACTTCGTTTGCAGCAGGTAAAGCAGCATCTTCAGACAAGATAGTAGATAATCCGTCGAATTGACCATTGTTGTCAGTATCTCCCGCCCAGATAGACTGCTCAGTTCTTTGAGCAACTTTAGCTGCAACGTGTGCAATTAAGAAGTCAGAGAATTTAGAAGGCATATCGCTGTGAGCAGAAAAGCCCATAGAAAGTGCTTCCCAGTCAGAGATAAAGTCTTTCTTACATAATTGTAGGTTAACTTGTTGCTCTTCTGGTTGAAGAATTCTTTCAGTAAGTGTAACAGTTGAAGTAGGATCAAAATCACAAGTTGCATCCTTAACGATATCGTCAGTAGCCACTTTTTTGATAACCTCTTTTAACTTTACATTCGGTTTTACAGTAATACCACCGTTAGCGATAGTAGAACCTTCGAGTAGAGCAGCAGCGATATATTCACCTGCGAACTCTCCTGCGTAAGTAGTAGAAATTGATGTAGTTGTTGCCATTTTTGGTAATTTAGATAATTGTGTTTATTATTTATTTAATCTTGCTAAAACTCTATCAAGAGTAGTTGCAGGTGCGTTTTGAGAATATAAATGTAAATTCTTACTCTCTGTTGCGTTCTCTGGGCTGTGAGTTAAAGGGGCTTCATCAGCAGATAGTTCTTGAGGAACTTCTTGCTTAGACTCTTCTTTAGCCTCTAATTGACCCATTAGTTTTTCGACCATTGCCTTAACCTCCGCTAACTCTTCTTTAGTGGCATAAGACATTTCAGATTTAGGCTCCATAGCCTCAACCTCCTCAGAAGCCTCCACTTCAGGAGCTTCCTCTAACTGTACCTCTTCTTCTGTAACTTCTTCAGTGGCAGCCTCAAGTTGTACTTCTTCTTGTACATCTTCCTGCACTTCTTGTTGTACAGCTTCTTGAGTTTCCACCTCTTCAGTTGAAGACAAAAGCACGTCCTTTAGTTTAGAAACGATTTCTGTTGCTTTCATAAAAATTGATGTTTATAATTATTACTGATTAAAAATATATTGTTGTATTTTCAAGTGCCGTCACCAGTCACATTACCAACTCCTTGAGCCTGTAAAGAACCATCACAACATTTTCTTGAATACGTTTTACCATCCTTGCAAAGACAGCCTCTGCTACCACCCTTAGGTGAGGAATAGCTTGGTGTAGCTTTCATTCTTTTTTTCATTATCCTGCGTTTTGTGTACGTTGTATAAAGAATATAATATCCCATATTTTAGAATCTCCACCATCTGAAGTTATTTTAGGAGTTAGACCATTTGCCAAAGCATTTGCATCTAAATAATACTGAAACATTATATGGGAGTTTTGCGTTGTATCGTTTCCTTTGTAAAACCCTAAAGCCATATTAATTCTATCGTAATCATCAGCACCTGTAAGTTTAAAGTCTATATGGGTTTGATTTGCGTTTGCTGCTGACTTCTTATATACAACAGTAACCATATAAACATCATTCTCATTTAACCCCACAAACTTTTGATTGGATACATCGTAAAAGTCTAAAGTTGAATGACTCCTGGTTATGATGCCACCATTGTTAGGTAAGGTAACCTCAACACCATCTGTTAAAACTAATTTACCAGAATCTCCTTCTCCTTCGCCATTATAAAAAGTATCATCATATCTAGCCCAACCCAAATTAGCTGCACCCGTTTGTGGATATACAATTACATTTTCATCATTATGACCCATATAAAGGGCTGAGTCAGTGCGTAGCATTGCACCGTTTTCTATATTCACTGAAGATACCTCTGATTCTGTGGTGTCTTGAACGTGAACTCTGTATGAAGTGTTTTTAGTTGTTGGCATTATTTTTTACTGGATTTAGGGTGTTTCTTTGGTAATAAATCGTAATCAGTTGTGTACTTAGCATTCTGAGGTCTACCATTCTTTAGTAAATAAAGGAAAGCATTGACTCTAGCAAATGCCCACTGTGAAGCAGACTTTACTTGAGGTGACCTACTAGTGTTAAATGCACCTAAGCCTCTTTGAAATACACTCGCCAAAGCACCAACAGTTGCACCATAACCTAGTTTCTCTTTGTATCTTTTGTTAAATTCATCAGCCTTATTCTGAAGTGTTGCTCTATCCTTAGCAGATACTTTTGCACCGGTCTTTCCACTAGCATCACCTTTTGCACTACCCTTACCTTTTGGATTAGGGTTCTTTGTGTCTGACTTAGGTGCTTTAGGTGAAGACTTGATACCACCTTTTGGACCTACTTCAGCAGCCTCAATACCTTTTATCTTAGACTCAGTCCAATTAAGCATACTTTTACCACCCCATAAAAGATAACTGATAGTTCCACAAGCCTCAGGCTTACCAGGATCATAATATTCAGCAGCTCTACTTAAGTAAGAGTAAATTCTCTTCAGAGTTGGTAAAGTAAACTTCTCACCTCTAGCTAATTGCTGTCCTCTAACCTTACCTACCTGGGTAGCACATTTATTACCTAGTTCTTTGTTCCTTTTAATACCTAATTTAGCATTATTAGATGCAGATTCTGGGTATCCACCATAAGACTCTAACTCAACTTCTTCAGATAGGCTTTCTAAGGCTTCTAGGAGCTCGTATTCGGCATTTAATTCATCTAGACACTCAGAACACATTTGTTCGGGTAAAGACTCCTTAGGGCCGTCCATTTTGTCTGCAAAATAGCCTTCAATAGAGAATCCTTTTACTTCACCTGCCTTAACTTGATTCCAAACGTCATCATTGTTAACCTTTACAGATACCATCCAGGTTCCTACAGGTAAATCAAAGTCATATTTTCTAGATTTATCCTTTTTTTCGTCCTCTATAATCCAAGATTCGACTACAGACATACCTTCGAGCTCTACGTTATGTTCTAGAGTACTATTATTTTGATTCCCCTTCATTAAAAACAGTTCAGAGGCCTTTCTGACGGTATCTTCAGAGAAAAATATGTAATATTCCTCTTCACCACTGTTTCTATATATCTTTTTGTTAGGGATTAGGGCTGCACCCATCAAAATCCTCTTCTCTTTATCAACTTCAGCAAGTTTCACTTCCTTATGCTCTTTTAGAGCGATAAAATCCTCTTCAATAGCCGGATTTTCTACAACTGAGATAGCTTCAATACCGCTAAACTCATTTTCTTCGTCTATAATAAGTTCTATAATGCGTTCCATATATAATTAACTATTTATTATTGATACGTTCTATATTTTATCCTAAAGACCTATTAAAATCAATGGTTCTATCCAATTCTTCAGCATCTTTTATGTCTTTATTGACTACAAACGCTCTTAATGGCTGTGTTTGCTGTCTAGACACAGATTGTGCTAATTGTGATTCGGGTGAAGCACCAACTACATTGAAATCTGGGGCTTCAACACCTAATCCACCACCTCCACCTGTTGATGGAGCACCCAATGCCATTAACTGTGCCTTAGCCTTTCTTCTTGCAGCAGCAATAGAAGCTAACATTCCTGCGATAGATATTGCATAAGCAGCCATCCCTTTCAATCCTCCTTCAGCAGCAAAAGCCCCTATAGACATCTGCGCCTTTCCTGCCTGAACAGCAGCTTCAGAACCGATTTGAGAAAGTAACATTCCCATCTTTCTAGCATTAGCCCTTAAGTCAGCTTTTGCATTCATTATTTCTTCAGCAATAAGTAAGGATTGTTTAATAGTGAATAACTCTCTCTCTGCTTTTATTTTTCTCTCTTGGGCCTTTATCTCTCTCTCCTCTATATCAGCAATAGCTTTTCTTTGTTGCTCACCGCTAAGTCTTCCTGAATTTAGTATGTAGTCTCGCTCTCTAGCTAAAGCCTCCATTCTAACATCGTGATATGACATAATAACATCGCTAATGCTTCCAAATGCTTGTTGAGTTGACTTAAAAATATCATTTATTTCCCTGGCCTCTTCCTTTATAAAAGCCAAACCTTTTTTAAGAGACTCTTCTCTTCTTTTCTGATCTTCCTTTTCTAATTTACTTAAATATTCTAGATTAGTAAAAAAGGCTTCAGTTCCCTCTGTCATACGACTAAAGGCCTCTTTCATATATTCCTTATAACCTTTAATCATTTCTATTCTACCTTCTTCGTCAAGAAGGAAAAACTTTTTTCTAAGATCAGTTTCTATCTCTAAGGCTTTTACTCTTGGATTTTTTCTAGGTTTTTCCTTTTCAGTTAAGTCTAGCAGATCTTGTCTGTATTTTGCTAAGATTTGGAATAATTCAGCCTCTTTAAGTCTGAGCTTAACAACTTCACTAGCCTTCTCTTTTTCTGCGGCTAATTCTGTTTTCAACAAACCTATAGTAGCTTCTCTAGAGGCTCTATCTGTACCTACTAACCTTTTGGCGATTTCTTCCTCTTTCTTTATTTTTTCCTCAAGATTTTGTATTTCCTCAAGAGAAGATATATTTCCCTGCTCTTGAAGTTCAGATCTAACTTCTTTTAAATTTCCCTCAACTGTGGCAACTAAATTACTTAATGATAGGTATTCTTTTATTTTTTCATTTCTTTCTTCCTGAGATAAATTGCCTTGCTCTAAGGCTTCAAAAAATTTCTTATCAGAAGCAGCGGCACCTTCTAGCAAAGTATTTAATTCAGACTGAGTCAAAACTATATCCTCTATTATTGTCAAGTAATCAGATAAATCTTCCTTAGAATCTGATATTGATTTAGAAAAATTTCCAACAGCTTTTTCAGCTTTATCAGATTCCATAGTATATTTCTCATATAATGCTATGAGAGTTTGAAACACAATTATAACCCCTAAAGGACCTGACAGAGCTGCCCAAATAGCTTTAAATCCATTTGCAACACCTCCTGTTGTGGTTATCAAGGTAATCATAAGTGTAGACAACTGAGATAAGTTGTTTGCCATACCTCTTATACCGTAGTTAGAGTCAGATATAGTACGACCTAATTCAACAACTGTTGCTCCTGCAAGACCAGTCTTGTCAATCATTGGATTAAGACCATCCTTCGTAGTCTTTTGAAGTTCTGAGTTTAATTTCTTTACAGCAACATCAGCCTTTACAAATCCTTTTGTTAAATTGTCTATTTTTACTCTACCCTTGTCGTTTATCTCAACGACATAAGTCAGTTTATTTGTTTTATCAGCCATTTGCTCTTCTCTTTACAGATTCCTTAAATTCTTTAAATTTCGTAGGGGCTTTATATTTACCCTTAGCTATATCTATTATAGGATCAACCCCATAAAAATCATCAGCCTTCAATAAGTCTATCACTTCTCTTATCATTGTACTATCTCATTTGAAAATATATTCAACAATTCCAATTCGGACTCTCCGGTCATTAGGTTAGTAGTTATTGAGTTAATCCTAAAAATCTTATCACGAATCTTTATCTGGTCATTCAGTCTATAGTTTATGATAATGTTTGGCGGCAAGAATGCTCTGACCTTAAACATTCTTTTGAGTGGATTAAATACACTTTCCACATAACTTTTGTAGAATACATAATATAGTGACTGAGATTCTAACTCATCATATGGAGATTCTAATTCAGAATAGTTTATTCCTTGCCATTCGTCAACTTCAGCATCAAAATTCAATGTTTGTGCCGGTGGTGTTGTCGAATTACCATCCTCATTGCTATTGGACGGCCTCCAATATGTTTGTATACCCTCGCCTTCAGTACTATATGGAGCTGTCACCCAATTTATTTTTTTGCCTGAACTTGTGTCTTCTGATATAGCGTAAAAAAGTAATGGTGCTATAGTTGTAGAATCATAATCTCCTACGGGTGGTACGTTTGGTGAGACTCCTGCGGTATAATTGAATTCACCAGTTGCACAATAGCCCCAAGCAATGTTAGTATCTCTAGTGTTTGGTGGAGACACTGCATTTAAGTCTAATAACCTTTCGTATTTAAAATGAGAGAACGGTAGCTGTATATCGTATTTACTACCTCTATCAATAGTATATTCTCCTGTGGTTTCATTTTTAGTACCTTCTCTAACATTAAATTCAGCGTCACCGAAGACTTCGTTGAATTGATCAAAATGATTATTTTTTAATACAATGTCAGTCTCTTGATAATTAAAATTAATATCAGTGAATGGTAGGGTAGAATTAACCGTGTGCTGAGATGCATCCACATATTTTTCTATCTCTATAAGCCCACCTAATTTATTGTTTACAGCATCAGCATAAAAATTATCTAATGTATCTACATATATTGTAGGTCTATCATTTAAATTGTAGTCACTGTCATCTTCATCATCAATATAGTATGCTGTTAAATTAAACATCTTGAACAGTCCTGTCAAAAAGTCAATTACCTTAATCTTTGGTAGTATATTAAATTCAGTTGATAGTAAGTCCACCGAAAAAGACATTGACTGATCAGTTACAGTGTAAGCCTCTTTCTCAGTTACTAGGGAGCCGTTAGGTGCTTTTGCAAATTCTATTGTTGAATCAAACACTAAAGATTCTTTAGATAAATATTCTATCTTATATCGTTTAACAGTTCCGGCAGGTACCGAAGTATCCATAATCTCAACACCGTCTGCCGTAGTAACACCTCCAACGTACTCTTGACTGTTGAGTTCTTTAACATCTCCCCCAACAATAACATCTCCATTAGCATCAACCTCTGTAAATCTTACAGTAAACAAGCTGTCTTGATCACCTGTGTCTGTTTCCACTAATATTAAATATGCAGCAGTTGAACCTACCTTAGTAATTTCAGCAATTCCGTTTTCAAACGTCACTTCTGTTATTTCATCTGAAGTATTATCAAACGTATATCCAGTGCAATCAAAAGTGAAGTTCTGTATCTTTTCGTCATCTTGACTATCAAACTCATCCTTTACACCGTTAATCCACATATATAAATTGTAGAATGCAGGATTTTTAGGTGTTCCATTCTCTAATTCTGCCGTAAAGAAATCTCTAGTAAAAGATATACCATACTCCTCTTCTATAGCCTCTATAATATGCATCACTCTTATTGCAGGCTTAAGGTCGGTGAACTCTAGACCTCTTATTGCACTTGGAGGGGCTGCGTGGTATAAATTCCCACTAGTATCATCAGTAAATGGTATTGATCCAGAATGATAGAATAATCTTTTCCTTGAAGTTATAAGTGGGTATATAATGGAGTCCGTCTGACTGTTTAAGTCTAGTCCATCAGTAAACCCATCTTTTACAACATCATTTTTGTATTCGTGATTGTAATTAGATAAGTAATCTAAGTCAGTCAATTCATCATCACCTAATAGGTCCTTTAATGATACTGTATTCCCGTAGAAGATAATTTCATAAGCATACGCTTTATTATTCCTCATCTTAACACTGTTCAAGAATATCTTACCCTCTCTGAACGGTGCATAGTTTATGTGTATCTTAGCTTTTTTCTTTTTTCTAGCATCAAAAGCATTCCCAGTTATATTGTAGTTATAGAAATGCCTAAATATCTTGTTATTGGTTTCAGATGCAGGTACAGTGAAAGGCATAGAGAAGTCAGTGAATACTTTGCCGATATCTTTAACATCTTGTATTGTTGAGGTCAGTTGTACTGTCTCATTATCAAACATATCAACTAGTGGATAATCACCATTATTATCCTCAATATATAATTGAATCCTCTGCATTATCTAACTGAGTTTAGTTCACTGAAAGCGTAATCAAACCTTACAGTGAAGTTCAATAACTTGTCATATCTATCATCTTTATAATCTATAGTATTGTCTGTAGGTGTTACCGGATAAACTTTATTGTCTTCGTGAATCCATACATATTCAGATTGCATCATTTGCTGAATAACTTCATTATAGTCACTACATAAGAATCCTGTGTTTAAGACTAAGGATTTCTCTGACTCTACATTGTGAGTTTTATCTGTAGGTGAATATGTAGGGTAGAACTTACTAGTCGCAGTTGATTGCACTGTGTTTATTTTGTATTGCTCCCTAGTTACATTAGCACTCTCTTTTCTTCTACCAAAGAACCATATATCTTGCAACGCACCAAACTTATTTAAGAAGGTAACTTTGTAAGGGGTGTTCCTACACTCTTCAATATAAGTTACGGTTAGTGTAATGGTTTCATTTGTTTCGGTTGTTATAACTACAGTTTCTGTACCTACTGGAGCAGTTGTAGCGGACTGTATTGCTTGTGCATTACTACTCATCAATGAAGTAGCATCAGCCCTAATAAATGGGGTGTCTGCTCTATAATCTGTTGTGTCTGCAGTCAATGGAGTAAGGGTCTTACCAAATGTTTGACTACTTAATAAATCACTTCCTCTATAAAATTCTACACTATATAATTCATTTTCTTTATATAATGGCACTCTAACCTTCTCACCACTCTTCCAATAAACACAAGTGTTTGACTGTTGCAAGGGTGAGGTTAGTTGAGGGTTTATCTCATCTTCAAAATAGCCATATCCGTGGGTTACAAGTCTAGTGCCTGAGTTTATTGTATCAGGTGCATCCCCAGTAAAACTATTTGTTATTTTCCAAGATGCCCAAGAGACTAAATTAGCTGTACCATAATTACCATCAAAAGAAACAGTAACGTAATCCTTTATCAATTCAGATATTTCAAATAATATAGTTTCTTCTCCAGGGATTTTAGTTTTGGTTATGGTATATTGAGGGTCTGCAGTATAAGAATTTATCTGACCTGTATATATCCAAAGTTCAAGTTTTGCTGATGATAATGCCATAATTATATATTATACCCTAAGTTTCTTAGAGCTTTTATTGTTTCTTGATGATAGTATGCTGAGTTTTGTCTAGGAAGAACGTTTCTAACAAATATTACTTCAGAGCGGTCTGACAAACCATTACTTCCATCATATCCATTTGCACCTGTAGATACGTTATCTATAAAGTGAGAGAATTGTTGATATACTTCTCCTCCAATTGCTTTTTCTATACAGAAAACAATAACTAAATGGTCTCCAAAATTAGTTTGACTATCAAGCCTATTCCTTAAATCATTTATATCAAAATTATAGTTAGTAGTTTTAGTATTATTACTAGGGTCATAAGCA